CGTACGTCGCGACGGCCGGCGTCGGGAGCCTGGTGCTCTGTGTCGCCCCGGACGTCATGGGCCTGATCGGCCCGCTGTTCGCTCCGGTGAACCCCACCAACTCGCAGTCGTCGGGGTTCAACGCCGGCAGCTTCGGGTCCGGCCCGCAAGGGTCGATCAGCGGGATCGCAGTCGTGATGTCCACCGCGCTGACCGCCGGCACCGCCCTCATGGTGAACACCGCCGCCGCCGAGGTGTACGAACAGCGGATTGGAACCCTGTCGGTGACCGAGCCGTCGGTGCTCGGCGTGCAGGTCGCCTACGCCGGCTACTTCTCGCCGGCAATCATCCAAGCGTCCGGGATCATCAAGCTGGACGCGGTCCCCTAGTGGGTGACTACTACGACCGGCCCAACCAGGAAGTCGTACAGGCCGTGCCGGACCCGCCGCCGCCGCCCGATCCCGAACCTGACCCGCCGGCCGATGCGGACGAATAGTGGCCTACGCGACAGAGGCGCAGCTCGCGGACGCGTTGCGCGTCACCGTCACCGCCAAGAACAGCGAGCTGCTGTCCCTGTCAGTGGAAGCCGCCGCGCGCGAGATCGATCAGTATTGCGACCGGGCCGGTACGCCCATCCCGGCCGGCGACCCGCTCGCAACGATGGTGAACGTCGCGCGCGGCATCGAGTGGTTCAAGGCGAACGACAGCGCGTACGGGGTCGTCGGGTTCGCAGACGTGGGCGTGCTGAACACTCCCGCCGACGGGTTCGCAAGACACGCGCGAAACCTCATCCCGCTCAAGGTGCAATTCGGGATCGGTTGACCGCATGAGCGCGCTCGGGGAAGTGCGCGCCCGTGCGGTCGCAGCGCTGTCCGGCCTCGCGCCCGCGGGTGACGACTGGCCCGCCCACGATGGCCCGGTGGACAGTGTCACCCCGCCCTGTTTCGTGGCCGTCTGGTCAGAACCGTGGCTGACCGTGCAGACCGTCTGCTCGTTCCTGGCCGGCCTGGACGTGATCGTGTTCGCGGCTCGCATTGATCCGACTCCCGGCTACGAAGAGCTCGAGCTCATGCTGGAAGAGGCGTTGCCGGCCCTGTCCGATGCGGGCCTGTTCGTCGCGGGCGTGTCCGTCCCGGCCCCGATCGAAGTTGCGGGCGTGACCTACCAGGCCGCACGCGTTCACCTGTCCGAACCCGTCACCTTTGGAGGTGCCTAGCTATGACCGCAGTGATGGTGGATTCCCCGCCGTTCATCCTTCAGAAGCCAACGCTCAAGATCGGCCCGCCCGGATCCGAAGTGGAGTTCGAGTGCGGCGCGAACCAGATCGAAGCCGCGCCCGAACAGGACAGCAACGACGTCGAATCGTTCTGTGGCGTGTACACGTCGTACAAGCCGGAGAAGTGGACGGTGACGATTCAGGCGCTGCAGTCGTTCGGTGCGACCGGCCTGTGGAACAACCTCCGGCCGCTGTGCAACACCACGCAACCGTTCCTGATCGTCCCGGACGGTCGCGTCCCGGTGTCCGCCGACAATGTCGCCATGTCGGGGAGCTGTTACCTGGCCGGCTTCGCGTACCTGTCCGCGGCGGTCGGTGAGGCGTCCGAGTTCGACCTGGTGCTCGCGGTCCAGGGCGAACCGGACTTCTTGGAGGTGCCCCCGGCCGGGACGTTCGCGGCCGGTGAGTAACGGCGTCGAGTTCGACACGTCCGACCTGGACAAGGGCCTACGCCAGTTGACGCGCGGTGTGGACCGCGGGATCGGTCCCGCCGCGCAGCGCAGCGCGAACGCGGTCGCGAAGCAACTGCGGCCGCTGATCCCCGTCCGGACCGGCCGCCTCCGGCGCACAGTCACCGTCACCAAGGATGGCGACAGCGCAACCGTCCACTACGGCGGGACGCTCCCGTATGCCCGCTACATCGATGGCCGGACCGGCGCAACCGAACAGGCCACGCAGAATGCCCCGGACGACTTCTACCGGGAGATGCACGAGCTCGGAGCGAAAGAGGTGCAACGGCTGTGACACGCGAAAAAGTGCTGATCGATCAGGCAACGTTGACGTTCGCGGACCTGGCCGACGTCGAAGAGGCAACGGGCATGTCTCTCTCCGAACTGTTCGAGAAGAGCCAGTCGCGCGGCATGGCCGCACTGGTGTGGGTGACCGTCCGGCGCACCAACCCGGCGTTCACAATCGCGGAAGCGATGCAGTACGGACCCAACGACATTGAGAACGTGGAGGATCAAGACCCGGAAGTGCCAGGCGTCAGCGATGGCGCAACGCCGCCCAAGTTGCGCGTGTCTGGCAGTTGAGTCCCGCCGACGTGATGTTGCTCCCGCTCGGACTGCTCGACGCTATGCATCAGGTGCTGGTGGATGAGGAACGCGCGCAGAAGCGTGCGGAGCTGAAGTCACGCGCGCGAGGGCATCACTGATGGCCGGCCTCGGCGCGATGGGTGGCGGCCTGGACGTCCTGGTTCGTTTCATCGGCGACAGCTCGAAACTGAAGAACGAAGTTGCGAAGATCGATTCGACCGGCGGCCGCATCAAGGGCTGGGCGAAGGGTGTGGGGGGCGCGGTCGCCGGAGCGTTCGCGGTCGGTGCAGTTGCCGCGTTCGGCAAGGCCAGCGTGGACGCGGCGTTGGAGTCCGAGGTGGCGACCAACCGCCTCGAGAACGTGTTCAAGTCCATGGGCGATACGACCGGCAAGGCCGCGAAAGAGGCCGAGAAGTTCGCGGGTGCGCTGTCCCGCAAAACCGGGATTGATGACGAAGCGATCATGTCGTCGCAGGCGTTGCTCGCGACGTTCGGGAAAGTGAGCTCGGAGACGGGACGTCAGGCCGGGATCTTCGACCGGGCGACCGCCGCCGCCGCGGACCTGTCGAAGGCCGGGTTCGGTGACATGGACTCCACCGCGAAACAACTGGGCAAGGCGTTACAGGATCCGGTGAAGGGCATCAGCGCGCTGGGCCGTGCCGGCGTGACGTTCACCGCCGCGCAGAAAAAACAGATCAAGGCGATGGTGGAAGCGGGCGACACGCTCGGCGCGCAGAAGATCGTGTTGGGCGAGGTCGAACATCAGGTGAAGGGAACCGCGGAAGCGACCGCGACCTCAGCCGACAAGATGAACGTCGCGTGGGGTGAGACGCAAGAGAGCGTGGGCAAGGCGTTGCTGCCCGTGCTGGAGAAACTGGCACCGGTACTGGACAAGATCGCGACGTTCATACAGAAGAACATCACCTGGTTGCTGCCCCTCGCGATCGCACTGGGGGTGCTCGCGGTCGCGATGAAGCTTGCCGCCCTGGCAAACACCCTCTTCGGAACGTCCATGCTCGCGGCGCTCGGGCCGATCCTGATCGTGATTGCTGCCATCGCGGCGCTGATCGCGATCGGCTACCTGATCGTCCGGAACTGGGACAGCATCAAGAAGGCGGCCGCCGCGGTCTGGTCGTTCATGCAAAAGGTGTGGGACAAGATCCTCGGCGCCATGCAAGCCGTGTTCAACTGGATCCGAAAAAACTGGCCGACACTGCTCGCGATCCTTACGGGGCCTATCGGCATCGCGGTCCTGCTCATCGTCAAGAACTGGGACCGCATCAAGGCCGTCATCGTCGGAGTGTTCAACTGGATCCGCCATAACTGGCCGCTGTTGCTCGCGATCCTGACCGGCCCCATCGGCGTGGCCGTGCTCCTGATCGTCAAGAACTGGGACAAGATCAAGGCCGCAGTCTCGGCGGCGTTCGACTTCATCAAGCGCGTGTGGAGTCGCATCGCTGCGATCCTGCGCGCCCCGTTCGACGCGGCGAGCAGTGTGATCAGCGGGATCATCCATCACATCAAGGACATGATCGGCTCCGCGTTCGACTTCATCGCGGGCGTGGTCGGACGTGTCAAGACGACGATCAGCAGCATCTTCGACGCGGCGCGCGGTGTGGGCGAACAGATCGCGAACATGATCAAAGGCCCGATCAACGTGATGATTCGCGGGTTTAACAAGATCCCGTTCGCGCCCGACATCCCTGAACTGGCGCGCGGTGGGACCGTCATGCGTACCGGCCTCGCGGTCGTCCATGAGGGCGAACAGTTCTCCGGTGTGGGCCGCACGTTCGGCCCTACGTCGCCGTCCGTGTGGATCGAACACCTCGAGGTAGCGGAGACGTTGGACGTAGAGCTGTTCATGCGTAAGGCCGCGTGGGCTGTGCAGCGGGAGCGCATCTGATGGTGTGCGTACGTCAGGTGTGGCTTGACCTGGACGGGTTCGTGACCCAGTTGCATGTCCCCGCGGCCGGTTACGTCTGTACCGAACTGGACCTGGGTTCACCGGACGTGCGCGACGTGACGAACAACCGGCCGGACCGCCACGGGATCGATGACCGAACCCAGTTCTTCGGCGCGCGCGTCGTCAGCGCGAGCGTGACCGCGGTCGCATCGCAGGGCGCGATCATCGACGAAGTCGCCACCATGTTCGGCCCGTACATGACGCCCGCGGTTCGCTCCGAGCTCCATTACGTCCTGGACCGGCCGGGACTGCCGGAACGTGTCCTGATCGTGCGGGCCGACTCCTACGACTTCGTCGTAGACAATCCCGAACAGCGCGACATCTCCCTCCAGTTCGTGGCGTCGGACCCCGTCGCGCGTGACCCTGTCGGACAGCAAGAGGCAGCGTGGGCAGGCGCGTCCGGTGGGGTCGGAGGCCGTTCGTACGATCTGACATTCCCGCGCACCTATCCGGCCGGCAGTAGCGCGTCCGCGGCTGCGACCTTGTACAGCCCCGGAGACGTGCCCGTGTCGCCCCTGATCCGGATCTTCGGTCCGGTCACCGAAGCATCAGTGCGCTTCTCCGACGGCGCGGACCCCGTCGGCAACGGATCGGTAGGGCTGGTCGCGTCGTATGTGATCCCCGCCGGCTCCTACGTCGAAGTGGATTGCGAGCGGCGTACCGCGTACCTGAACGGCAACCCGCAACTGTCAGTCCTGACATCGCTCGACTGGCTGGAGATCAGCGCGAACGGCTGGCCGCGCATCCCGCCGCGCGTGCCGGTGTCCATGACCATGACCGGGACGTCTACGACCTCGCAGACCCAAGCGGTCGCCTACTGGAACGACGGCTACCTGTCATGACCGCGACCATCACCGGAAGCCTGGACGATGTCGCCCCCGCGCCCGTGCCCGAAGGCCGCGGCCGGTGGCGGTTCACACTGCACGCGCGCGGGTTCGTCGGGGGCGGTTACGGGACCGCCGGCCCCACCTGGCAGTCCACCCTGATCGCCGTGCTCACGTCCGCGCGGTCACGCCGGCTCGAGCAGCAACTGAACCAGTCGGCGACGTTGTCGTTCACGATGGACGGCCGCGACCCGATGGCCCTCGCGCTGCGGGAGCTCCAAACCGAAGTGATGGCCTGGCGGTGGGACGACTGGGAAGGCGCAGGCCGCGATGTCTGCATGGGCCGCTTCATCGTGGACCACTCGCTGGATCAGATCAGCGAACAGTCGCACGTCGTCACCTTCACCTGCCATGACTACCTCGCGATGTTGGACCGGCGGGTGCTCACCGCCGCCGCCGCCGTCTCCTACACCGCGACCGATCAGGACACCATC